TCTGATGCGTTTGGTATATTTGGCGTATAACTCATTCATTACCCACTTGTACCACTATATTCTGTACCCCAGAACCATGATGCCAAAGGTCTTCCAGGCTGACTAAATATCGTTGCAGCCCTCTGAGTTCCTAACTGCTTCAATGTGCGTCTCTGGGCTAACTGAAGTTGTTCTTGCCATATAGGCAATAAATATGCCATTCCTTCATCATCTGGGAAGTCGGTGTAAATAAGCTTTGCAGCTCCCGCACAAATGAATAAATACCATTCATCAAGTTCTGGATAGCTATCATTTTCCAAAAGAGCTACAGGCTGTTGGCTTATCTGAAATTCAATATTATATACTTGCTGTGGACATGGTCTGAATGTGATTTGTTGATTATAGAAGATCACATCCGTTGGTCTTGAAGATTGATAAGGAACTACTGAAGCATAAATATTGGCAACACCTGGAAGCATTATCGATCCTGAAGGTGTAAATTCAAATGCACCTGTAATGTAGTTCACAGTACCTACATAAATAGGGTTATTAGGCTCGTAAAGCTTTCCTATATCTGAATCAGGCACGGGCTGATCTGTAATAACATATGAAGATCCAGATGTCGCATCCCCTGTGCTATCATATGCAGAGATATAAACCATTGATTCGGTCAAATTACCAAATATATCTAATTGGCCTCTATAGAATGGTGTCGATGGGATTACGCCTTTGTAATTAAACATTGCAGGCTCACCACCAGAACCCACGATTTGATTGACTGATAGGTTAGGCCACCTATTGTAAAATGTGGTCTTATCTTGATAATATCTAAGAATATATCCCTGACAATATACTGGAGGGGTTATCTGAATATTACCTGGTGTTAAAGGAGGTAAAAGAGGATTTGATAACTCACCCGAAGCATTTCCAGGATTCGCTTCATAAATAAAAGGATATGTGTCTACGTTAGGAACAGTCGTGAATGAATAGGGCTTTGTCAGCTTTATATTCTTGAAGTGCTCTGGGAGCATCAAACACATGAAATTGTTTAGGTAGGTATTAATCTGAGCATCTGTCATCGATTGAACCGTATAACGCGCTGTCATTCGTCTAACTGTCAATCTCAGTGAAGAAAGTGGAATAGCCATTATACCCTTTTGGGCTATAGTAAAGCCCTATTTATCAAGTTATTTGGTTGTCCATCATTGTAAATCGCACCCTCAAAGCTTGTCTGATCTCCATACGGAAGAGGGACAGGGGGTAAATATGGGCCGCTTGAGTTGGGTATAACCACGGGCGGTGTATACGCGCTTGGCAAGCTTGCAGGGTACGCAAATGGTGTAAAATTACTTGAATCTACATTACAAGTTAAAGTATTTGTTGTCACCGAAATAACCTGCGTTTCGATAGCATTTAACTGCTGCATTCCAAATATACCAGGAATGTTAAATCTTATTTTTACTCCTGGTAAATAATTATTGGTATTAGCTGTAGTAATTATCATGGGATTTGATTGTGTAATCGAAGAAATAACCTGCCAAACGTAATTCTCCGTTACGGTGACTTGTGAATATCCAGGATAATATTGTACTGCCGATTGTGTGGGTGTAGCCATGTAAAACCGCTTTACATTAGATTTTCTTCCATAACTTCATAAAACATTTTCTTAAAATTTGTTCTCTCCAAATATCTTTTCCAATGATAAAAAATAATATTATCATAATGCTTTGGATCAATTAAATATTCTTCTTTAGTGAGTTCAAATCTGTCTTCTTGAAAATGATTTTCTGTCATAAAATATGCAATATTCATTGTAAATCCGCTTTACATTGGTGGATTTGGCTCATCAAAATTACTTGCATCGACTCTTTGCCAATATTTAGTCCATCTACATTTTTGATCTGAAAAAGAATACCATCCTTCATCTGATGGACATTTTTTTTCTTCGTCTCCTTCATATGTTCTACAACCAAGTAATACTTCCCTATCTCTCCAATATATCCAGACTACTTCCCAAGGTTTAGGAAGTTCATTATATACGCTTATCCAATCCATTAGAAATTCACTGGTACAAACTGATATTTCTTATCGCTTGTGTCAATGCGTCCAATAGATGAATTCTCTCCGACTCTTGATGGATCAATTATTTGATGCCCTTCTTTCTCGATAAATCTAGGTTTGTAATACATCGGGTCGTTGTCTGTTCCACCATTAATCTGATCTGCAAAACCTCGTGGAATCGTGTAAATGTTACCGTCTACAAATGTCCACCATTTCACAGGATCATCAATATATTTCTGATAAAGAAGCTTTTCAGGCTGTCCAGGCTTATAGCGATTGATAAATTTGCCGGTCACTTTCACATTATCATATGCTTTCTGCTTCGCAATCTTTTCTTTCAATCCAGCGGTTTCAGTCGATCTCGTACTTTGTCTTTTTACAATCAGCATTTCATCTTCGTCAACTTCTCGCATAGGCATTGTCTTCGCTAAAGCTTTCTTTTCTTCTAATTCTATTTTGACCGCTTCAAGTTCTGCACGTGTTCTATCAATTTCAACTTCTAAAGTTTCTAAAGTATTTACAGACTCCTCAGTTTCAACAGCCATAACCACCTCTTGTTTTTCTTTAAACTCTATACTTTTAATTTTTTTATGTCTTCCCATATTTTCCTTAAAAAATCAGTCGGTTACAAAATGTAACCGACTGATAAGCGTTAAACGTAATTAGGACCCAACAATGGAGGGAATTCTTGAAGAGATGTAATACATCTCCATTCCCAAACATCCACCGTACTTCCTATGATACCGCCCGTTGTCGCAGAATTCGTGCCATCACCTGCACCTACATATACACCATTTGCTCCAATGCCTTGTTTTGCAAAGCTAAGAACATCTTGGTTAGCGTATGGAAGAGGACTTGGTGTCACCCCAAAAGCTTGAAAATTATTAATATTTCCTTCACCTTGTGGAACCATTATAGGCATACTAAATGGATAGCTGGATGATCCAGGCCAACCATTAGCACCTCCGAACACACCAAATGATGTACTATTAACTGCCAACGTCACGGTTTGTGTACCCACTGCATTATTAGCAGAAATAACAGTTGCCTGCACTGGCAATCCTGATGTTTGTGCTGAAAGCTGTGGAATACCAAACACAGATGGAATGCTAAATGTTACGACATCACCAACGTAATAGTTCTGTTGAACTAATGTTGTGATAACCATAGGATTAGCATTCGTAATAGCTGCTATTACCCTGTTTTCAGGATATGTGCCAGATTTTGTCGGCAATAGGAAGTTACCAGTCTTAATAACTGATCCGACCGATGTCGTCGCACCTGTGCTATTCAAAAGTGTCGTGAACGTATTTGTCGTCACTGCTGTCACAGTCATTGCAAGTCCGCTAAATTGCGGCGCACTTGTTAGACCATAAACCCGCACTGTATCCCCCACTTGATATCCGTGAGCAGTCGCACCCCACACAGTTGTTGTTCCTGGTGTGAATGATTGAATTGCTACAACAGAATAAGATTGTGGGTTTGTTGAGCTATAAATGGTAATACCATTGATAGCGCAAACACCATTATTCATGGGTGCTAAAATACCAGAAACAGTTCCGTTCTGAATAATTTGAGCAGTACCATTATTCATATAACTAGCATTAAAAAATGCTTCTACAATTCTTGTAGAGGTCAATGAACCAGATACAGATCCTACAGTAACACCTGAGCGAGTTAAGTTCTTAAGACGAAACTCACATACTTGTTGCTGCAAAGGAATGAAAAATGGTGTTGATGCTACGTTTGTAAACATACCTGTGCATACTTGTGTCATATACTAACTCCTATAATGCTACTTGGAGAGTGCAACGCAAGTTGACAATCCAAGATGTGTTAGTGATATTAAACACCTGCGCCATCTTCCAACCAGCAGTCTGATAAAGACGCAGGCGTGGAGATGCAATTTCAGGCGGTGCATAGATGAATTGTGCGGAATAACCGTCCAAATCAACCATGTCATAGCTTTCCTGTCCAGGCAAGAATATGTTATATACATCGTTGCCATTTGCAGATGCATTAGGACTGATCGAACCAACTGAAGACAGCAGGAAACGAACGTTACGTACTGTCCCCCACTCGGATTGCAACAAATTACTTTGATTCGCATAATTTGCTACGTTGATAAAGCCAACCATTTGGTCAAGGTCTGCCGATAGGTTCGTATGGCCGAGGCCGAAGAACGCTGTACGGACGGGAGCTGTACCAAACTTCAATTCACCTTCAATCATATCCATAATGAATTGCGCGTTCGCGGTACGCAATAGACGTACTGCTTTTGAGCAATCCAATGGGCTGATGTTTGTTGGGTTATCTCCGTTTGTACCAGAAGTACAGTTAATCGGAGGTGCCATTTCTGTTACTTTCGGTTCCCAACCTACTGACCATATTTCTATGGCGGGATAACCTCTTCGGGTCATCCTCAATATATTACTATATTGTTCAGACTGTCGCTTCACCTTTCGGCGTTTAACCACTCAGTCGTTCACGGTCTTTACTTTGTTGACTCTACGTCACTTCTATGGTATGATTATAACCTTCCAACATCGGAGAGTTATGGATCATAATGAAATTTATGCATATTTTGCAGGTATCATTGATGGAGAAGGAACAATCTCAATGTATTACTACAAGAGATTAGACCGTTATTATCTCACATTCGAAGTCTACAACAATTGTCCTAAACTTATCCGTTGGCTTGAAACCAACATTGGTGGATATAGTCGAGCCATCACTTCCCCTAGTAGAGAGAGTAAGGCCAACTGGAAGACTACTTATTGTTGGAGACTTCACAACAATGATTCCTTACACGTTTTGCAATCTGTTCTTCCATATCTAGTGTCGAAAAAAGAGCAATGCGAAATAGCTATCGAATTCAAAAGATCATATTTGATTAGGGAATGCCCCGTTTCAGCAGAATCTAAAGAATTTCGTAAATCACTATATGAACGCATGCAACCTCTTAATCAACGCGGTTTAAAAGTTCCGCCTTGTCTTCCTTCTGCTTAAGCAGCTAGGAGTTCCAAGTCAATCAGGTTAAATTTATAGGGAGCACACATTCTACCCCCTTCCATCATAGAACGTGCCAATTGGTCTTCGGTTTCGCGAAGAGATTGGCCAAGGACTGACACAGCCGAGTTAAGAACTGGGTCTTCATTAATCAACATCACTTGCTCTTGCAAGATGATGTAAGTTCCATACCAATCGATACGAGCGTCAATATCCAAAGCGGTCAATTGCTGCGCTGGTGGATCGACAATTCCGTTACCAAGTGGTACAGGTGCTGTAAGTAGATTCTGATAACGGCGACGTCTCAGAATATCGCCAGCTTGTTGATCCATTGTGATAGGATACATCACTTGTTACTCCCTCACGGGGGATAAGTCATTTCTGCTTATCTCATACGATTTCGCGTATGGTCAGACTATATCATCATGCTAATTGCATGTTTGGCGTGTAGTCGTTGAGGATTTTAGGGTTAATTTCTCGAAATAAATCAATGTCATTTTGTGAATATGAAACACCACAAAATCCATTAATTTTATTTCTTCTTTGGTTGCAAAATTCTAATACTTTTTGAGCTTTTTCTTTTTTTTCACCCATCATATAAGGGATAATCCAAGTCAAGAATGCAATACACCTTTTCATTCCAGAAAGATGTATTTGCCATCCCTGTTTATAGCCTTTTTTTCTAGGCTTCCTTATGTGAAATTGATAGGTAATTCCATTATTTTCAAAAAGTCTAAGGATATGTTTAGAAATGGATAAATCCGTATTGCATATTCCGCATGTAGGAACATACCTTGAGATTTTCTCTCCATTTTCTATTCTTTTTGTATCCATTAAACTTATCCATCCTTCCGCTTCAAAAAATCCTGCAAACCAATGAATATTTAACTCTAATCTTTCCTGCTGATTGTCCATATATCTCCCTAGATTTTCACACTGTTATTAACGGTTATATACAGTGTACCAGAAAGCTTTAGGAGTTTCCAGCAAATAGCCAAATTTTAGATGGGCTATCCATTTTCAACCCATCGTTGTGTGGATCAAGTCTGGCATTGGACGAGCCAGTAGTTTCATGCTCAATTGCTGTTGTACAGCAGGAGGCAGAATACTGGTTGTTGTTGGGCCTGACATTTTAATCTCCATGATTTAATCATAGAGACGAAGATTACTTGCGAGCTGCTGCCATAGTTTCTTTCCAGAGGGCATTACGCTGATCTCTGGTCATCGTTGAATTGGACATCTTAGCCGCTGTTGTGACTGCTTCAGAGCGCACTCCTAGGCTTCCTAACTTCGGTTTTCCTTCCTTATCATCGACTCTCTGTTGTTCCTGTGATACAGGCTTAGATTTTGGCGTGTTAGCCGCTTTATCGGCTTGATACCGCGCGTCTTTCTTAATTAAGTTATACACCTTTCTCAAAGGATTCGCAGCTTTCTCGACAGCCTCTCGGTTGTCTTCGTCACTTTTGATATATTTTTCAATATTTTCAGGCGTGACGATGTCTTTAAAGTCAGGGAATTCGGTGGCAGTCTCTAAGATTTGAAGCTTTTGATCTTTTTCGGCTAGTTTTTGCTCATAACCAGATAGTTTTTTATTTACCTGATTGAAGGCTTTAACGAGTTTTTTCCCATCGGGGAATTCTTCGCTTTCTAACTGTCTGAAATCAAAATCTTCTTCTGGAGGTGTTTGAGGTTGTCTTTGCATTTGCTGTTGCAACTGCATCTGCTTCTCATACATCTCCTTTTCCTTATTAGCCTGCCAAAGCTGACGTTCGACATCTTCTTTAGCCTTTCGAAGCTCTGCAAAACTTTCTTGCGGAGACTTCTTTTCATGGTTTTCAGCAGCCTGGGCGACCACTTCAGGTGATTGGGTCTGTTCTGTTGTATCCATTTTTTCCTTTGAGATTGGCGGGATCTCGGTTTTGCGCCGTGTTGAATAGCGTAAGGTTTCGAAAGTCCTTGCGCTATGATTGAGGTATAACTAATATTGTAATTTGTATCAATGGTAAATATTTCAGGTTACAATGCAGGATATGCCCGCAACATTTTCATGGAAGGAAGTACATGATGCTTTTTCAAATGAGGATATTTCTTTTGAGCAGTTGATGGAAGTATTGGTCGATAATTTGGGATGGAGAGCGACTAAGAAGATACTGAAGCATAATGTAAGAAAAGCAATGAAGAAGGAAAATAAAAATGTTCTTAGAGAAACCAAATGACGAAATGCTTGAAGAAATAAATAGGGAAACGTTCGTCTCTAATATGATGAAATTAATTAAGGATAGAGATAATGGGAAACGATTTGGATATGATGAAGTATTACCAGGCAGCCGAGAAGATTCAGACATTAGTCTACACGATTGAAATTACCATGCAATATATGCACGAATTTGATATAAAACCTGATGACGATGTAAAGCGGGCTTTACATTCACCATTACAACAACTAAGGAAATGGGTAGAATGAAAAATGAAGATTTCATCAATTCAATGAAAGAACTAATACGATGCTATGAAATTTGTAATGACCCCAATTCTCCCGTTTCCAGAGAAATCCAAATGTGGAGATTCCGATTTTTAAAAGATAATAATAAAATTAAATCGTGTGATTCTTTAACAGAAAATTATTTTATGGCTACTTCAAGTGACGTGATGATGGAAAAGACCCCAGAAAGATGTCTTTCAATATATATTAAATTACAAGATAAACATTAAGCTATTTTATCGCCCACGATATAATCAGAAAGGCTTTCAAGCTTATCAGTTGCATATCGTCTAAGCATTGCGACATAATTTTTATCGAATTCATTTGGGTTTGCTAATATGTAAGTCATTACTTCTTTCTTAGGGATGCACCATTCGAAGTTTACTAGGCCACCATCATCGACAGACCATAAGTAGTGGTCATTACCCTGATAAGGGCTGGGACGCGTTCTACGGCATAGTGGATAGATATGCAGGCTATTTTGTGCATATGGTTCTTTCGTTACCCAAATGTGAATATAATAACGACCTTTAACACCATTGTCATAATTCTTTTGCACCGATTCTTCAATGATATCCTTAAATTTAGCCATGAGTGGATTGACAGTTTCACCGATTTCTTGTCTATCGGTAATATTTCGCGCCTCCTGCATCAACTCGCCGTAAGTCTTATCGCTATTTTTTACCATCATCCACCAAATTTATGTTATAATTTGCAGGATTTAAAAGATCTATCATCATTGATAAAATTGGGCATAATTCTTTATATGTGACTATTTTATCAGAATTTTTTCTTTCTTCTAATTCTTTAAGAATTATTTTTAATCCAAGCGGAATCATCTTTGTCATGTGTTTTTCATCTTCGCGCCACCCATATACAGCGACCTGTTAGAATGTGACGAACCCTGCTGAGGGTTTTTAATGTATCCCGTCTGCGGTTTGTGAAGGTTCGGAAGCTTCTTTATCTTAGGGGGTATCATTGTCATTTGCTGAATCCAAATTTTTTAAAAACATCTTTTTGAAAATTTCAAAATAATCAAGGAATAATTCATCACATTCCTCACATAGCCATTATCTTGCATGTTTTTTCATATGTGCATTTGCTTTTTCTAAATCTTTTTTATAATTTTTTTTTACATCTTTTTTATCTTCTTTTTTCATAGATCTAATCTCTTGATGATGAAATTTAGCTTTTTTTACATCAGGATCTGTCTTATACATTTTGTTAAGACCTTTTAGAATTTTTTTTGCTTGATTTCTTACTGGTTTTGGTGTTGCAGCCATCTCAATTCTCCTTTTGTTTTTTTGCTTGTGGACTATACGACCTATCTAAAGGCAGTGGTGGCTTCCCGGTATTACGATAGCGTGGTTGCTCCGTGCTTAATTGCGCGGCTCCTGGAATGCTAGGTTTCTTCACTGCGCCTAATATTGGTATGCGTGCCATGTTAAATCCTTTTAGTTAAAATTGCGGCTTGAGACCATTGTCTCTCGTTTGCACAGCCGCGGTACTTTTTATTTATTCATCATCTTTTTCTGAATCTTCTTTATTTTCTGTGGTACCCTTTAAAAATGACCATATATTCCAGAACAATGCGGATTATATACCGTGGCAATGCCAATCCTTAAAATGAATATAGAGGGTCAAAAATTATTTATTCATCATCTTTTCAAACGTATTTTGTTTTAGTCTTTTATAAATGTAAAGCTGCTTTACACCGACCGAGAATCCCCAATCCTAATATAAAACCGCTTTACAAATTTTATTTATTCATCATCTTTTCACGTGTATATGGCTTGTGAGCCAGTGATCTATCATCATGGCCGTCAATTTTTTTACGTACCATTTCATATGAATTAGATGCACCAGCTGGTGGTTTTGGGTCTACATTATCTTTGATAGGACGATAATGAGGGCCGCTATTTCCTTTGCCTTCTGAGCCACCTGACGATGTGTTTTTATGACTATGCATAATCTTACTCCCTTTTATTTTGTTGTACAACATTTTCATCTTGCCTTTTTTGGATATTTTCTATCAAAGTAAATACTTTAACAAAATCCTCCACGTGCATAGATTCTACCTCTTTAGCTGCTTTGACCTTATCTAGGACAGCTAACGATTTCATATGTTCGGATTCGTTCTGTTTTGTTACGATTTCGAACTGTTCTAGACGGCCACGCATTTCCCTTTCTGCTGCTAGGCTTCGGTCACTCATGGCCTTCGATTGTAGTGATTCATTGACGATCTGTTGATTCTCCATTTGGAGTTTAGCCATCTGCTCTTGTTGTTGCTGCTGTTGTTGTTGTTGCTGCTGTATGGACTGCATAAGTTTGTCTTTATCTTGTATATCAAGGTCAGCCAAAACTTGATCTGGTGGGATTGGGAAGCCATCTTTCCATAAGAAGTAACGTTCTCTAAAGGCAAGCTGTCTGGATGTATCTGTGAGTGGTGCACGTGTTACAACAGCATCATATTTCTGAAATGATTTATCTCTGAATTCATTTGTAGGCTCTTCTTCAATCATTCTCCTGATTTTACCGAGGGTATAATTCTTTTGGATAATTGCCCAATGCAAGCGTCCTGCATTACTTTGCGATAAATCAAGATTGTCGAAAAGCTCTTGTAACGTGGTAAGAGCCGCACCTTGCCTAAGTTGTTCGGTAATACCAACGTCAGAGTCCTCGGCTTGTCCCAATAGCTCAGGTGTAACTCCTGCATTTGATTGTATATCCTGTTTAAGTAGTTCTGTAACTTGGAAGTTAGCTGGATTGATGTTCGCCCCTGGCTTGTCATTTAATGATTGCAGTCGTCCTTTCTTGAAAAATCGTACTTTGCCGGGGCCCACTTTGAAAGCATCATTATCATCAATAAGTGCATCTTCTTCAACATCCACACCCGAAAATTGAGCGGCCAATAGATCCATTTCCAATTGCTTTCTGTAATTGTAGAGGTATTGAGGGTCTCTAATATTTCGGATAATCCCCTGATACCTAAAGCTATAATTGTTGTTGGCCAAATCGTGATAGCCAACAAAAGGAGTAAAAGGATAAAAATCAATGCCAAGGGGATTAGGGCCATCATAGAAACATACATTATTAACAATGATCGCAAGATGTACAGTGGGAACCTTCTCTTTGACGATGACGATCTCAGGAAATTGCATCTTGAGCTGCGCCATCTCTTCTTTTGATAAATCTGATTCAGTTGATTCATATGTTTCTGGGTCTACAATAAATGTAGCCATTCTTTCGGTCAAGTGCCAATATTCATCATATGCTAAGAAATCTTTACGCCTGATGT